TCAGCCAAAACTATATATCAGCAAGAGATGTGAGAATCTAATATACTCATTGCGTGAATGGACTGGAGCAGATGGTGACAAGGGTGCTTCCAAAGATCCAATTGACTGCTTACGTTATTTAGCCGTAATGCAACCCGAACAATACGATGAAGAGTCATTTAAATGCAAAGGTGGAGGTTCTTACTAATGCGAAATCCAGATGATTACCCAATGCTCCTTTCAAGAGGTGCTGCAGAAGAACTAACAGGAATAGATGTCAGAGAATTGGACAAATTAAGAAAGTTAGGCATTTTGCGGTGTTACACAACTTTAGGAGGCCAGCACCGCTTCCACAAAACATCACTTTTAACTTATATCGAAAATAAATCAACAAAACAATGTCAACCCCAGACTCTCGAAAAGACAAATTAACATTTTATAAAGAAACCCCAGATGTAGTATACTTGCGCAAGGAACTTGAACGCTCGTTATACAACGGAGGAAACGTTGCTCGACTCAATAGCAATGATGATATCCGTCTTGCTCGCTGGGAGGGTCAATCTGACGATGGCAAAAAGTATTCATATCAAAGCCGTGAGGGAGAAACTGTTTTTCCATTTGAAGGTGCTTCAGATGTTCGTTGCCGTCTTGTAGATCAAACTATCAATGAACTTGTAGTACTACTTTGCTCGTCCTGGCAGTTGGCTCGTTTACGTGTATCTGGAACTGAATACAACGATGCATCTACTGCTGGATCTATTCAAACATTTTCAAACTGGTTAATTAATAACCGAATGAAAGCGGATTTAACCAAAGAGGCAGAACTGCTTGCACAATACAAGTTACAATTTGGTTGGACTGCAGCTCACATTGGTTGGGAAAAGAAACTTGGTGTACGGAACAAAACATTAACTACTGGTGAACTTCAGTCTCAAGCGATGAACGGAGACCAGATTGCTGCAACATTACTTCAATCGTTGCAATCATCTGGAGCATCAGATTTCAGTAAACAGATTTTAAAAGAAGCATATTCCGTTTCTGATAAAGAAGTTGAACGAGTTGCAGTAGAATTAGCAACAAGCGGAACATCTACATATCGTGAACAATATGCAGTTTCTAGTATGCCAGCAATTGCCGCGCTTAAGCCATTTGATGAAATTGCATTCCCACCAGAAACTTTAGATCTTCAAGATGCACGTGTAATCTTCCGCAGACACCATATGACCGAGGTTGAAATGCGTGAATTAATCGAAACAGATGATTGGGATGAAAACTTTGTAGAAGAGGCATCAGTAGTTGCAGGAAAATCGTCTTGGTATGCAGATCCAAACTTAATTCCAACGACAACTAACGTCACTAATACGCTTCATCGTGCTGATAACTTAATTGAAATCGTGTACGCATATACACGACAAATAAATGAAGATGGAATTCCTTGTATCTACTACACAGTATTCTGTCCACAAGTTCGTGCTGAATTATTTGCTAAACACGCTCCGCTTGAGTATGCACACGGACAATATCCTTTCGTTGAGTTCCGCAGAGAACAATTAAGACGCAGTATCATTGAGTCACGTGGCATTCCAGAAATTGCTTACACAGACCAACTTGAAATCAAAGCACAACACGACTCTATTCGGGATCGTACTGCATTTGAAACATTGCCACCAATTAAAGTTAAGAAGCGTCTTGGTACACAAAACATTATTCAACCAGGCGGCTTATTGCCTGTAACGACTCCAGATGACTATACTTTCCTTTCACCGCCACAAGGTAATCCATCACTTGCATTTAATCTGATTGATCGTGTTGAAGCACGTAATGCAGCTTACTTTGGTTTATACCACGCAACAATTCCTCCTGTGAAAACTCAAACGACCCAACAATTCATTGTAAATAATTGGCTAGGCGCTTGGAGTAAAATATTCAAACAAATAGTTTCTCTAGCCCTGCAATATACCGATGGGTCAGAAATTGAGAGAGTAGCAGGAATCCCAATTGTCGTATCACCAGATGAAATTTGTCACGCATATGATTTCAACATTTCATATAACGTAAAAGAACTAGACACAGATTATGTACTCGAAAAACTCAAAGCCATTTCTCAATTCGTTGTTCCAATGGATGCTGGTGGGGTTATCGATCGTAACAAGCTTACTGCTCGTTTCGTAGAATCCATTAGCCCAGAAGCAGCCAAGGATATCATCCTGGATCAATCATCAGCATCACAAAAGATGTATGAGGGTGTTCAAACTGACATTGCTAAAATGTTGCTTGGTATGGAAGTTCAATATACAGAGAACGATCCTGCCGCTAAATCTAAATTACAATATGCACAAGACATCATCCAAAAAAATCCTAAAGCACAACAAGCAGCCCAAGGAGATCCACAGTTCAAAGCTCTTATACAGAACTACTTTAAAAATCTACAGATGTCTGTTAGCCAACAAGAAAATAAAACAATTGGTCGATTGGGTGTCACACCTGTTTCAGACAAATTCAGTCAACAAGGACAACAAGGGCAACAAATGCCAGGCGGTATGTAATGGGAAAAACATACAAAGACAGAAAAGACTATCGCATAAAAGTGCGAAAAGGAAAAGGATTGATGCCATCAAGGCCTCATAAAGATAAACGAAATAAACGAAACGATTTATATGACCAAAAAAACATTGACGGAACACAAGACGGCCCTGTCGTTTGAGCAGAATAATATCTTTGATGCAGTAGTTGCATTTTTAGATGCAAGCATTGAAGCAGAGGTTGATCGTGCTATTTCTTATTCAATTGATGAATCTAAACGCACTCACGCTTGTGGTCGTGCTGAATCACTAAAAGATTTCAAAGATTTGCTTTATATTCAAAATGAAGAAGCAAAAAATGGCAAGTTCAAGACTTGATCCGTGCAAAACATTGCCAGAACTTACAACACGCTTGGATCTCTTTGACTAAATCAATTTTATAGTGTTAATCTTGCAAGTCCCTGGGAACTTTATCCCTGTATATGGAAAATAATCAAGCCGATATCGGAACGGCATCAAACAACTCCGAGGTACAGTCAAATGCCTATTCTTCTGGCACTCTAAACGAAGAATCGCTTGCGGCTAAACTCCGTGAGACTCTGTTCGCCGATGACGATCAGACGGCAGAACCCCAGGCCGTTAGCGAGGGTGAAGACCAGACGGAAGTCAAGGATGACCCAGAGGAAGCACTCGATCAAAGTGACGAATCTGAAGAGGAAGTCCCCCAGGCAGAGGATGGCGAAGAAGTTCATTCACAAGATACAGAAGGAGAATTGGAAGATGGCAATCTTTCCAAGGGTGTTCAGAAGCGTATCGACAAACTAACGGCAAAGCGCAAGCAAGCCGAAGAAGCTGCCGAGACACTCCGCAAGGAAGTGGAATCGCTGAAGAATCAATTATCCGAATCCCAGCAATTGGGCGAGAAAAGCGTCAATAGCACAAATAGTGCAGAAAATCCGTTTGCCTCGTTGAAAACAGTTGCTGAAGTGGAGAAGGAAATTGAACAAGCCCGATGGCTACGCTATAAGTGTATGGAGAATCCAGAAGGATTCGTACTTGGTGAAAGTGAGTATGGCCCAGAAGATGTTAGACGAATGCTGGTCAATTCTACTAAAGCAATTGAGGATCATCTGCCAAAACAGATGGGACGAATCGATGCCGAAAGTAAAATTAAACCTATCGCAGAATCTACATATCCCTGGTGGAAACAAGCTCAATCAAGTGAGTACCAAATGGCGCAACAAGTATTGCGGACATTCCCACAATTGAAAAACTTCCCAGATTGGCAAATGTTTGTCGGAGACTATGTCCGAGGAGCAAAAGCTAGGGAAGCAGCGGTTGCAAAACCTGTTCAATCAAAGAAAGCCCCAGTACAAGCAATTCGACCAACTGCAACACCAGCACGGAGTAACCCCAACGAAACTAGGGCGAAAAATGCTGAGTCACGATTCGCACAATCGACATCTGCTGATGACCTTGCAAAAGTCTTACTGTCAAAAGGTTTCATCTAAACTAACCAAAAAATCTATATACATATATGGCAAAATTACTCGAAAAAGATATCGTCAATGCAGGTAAGCGCGAAGACCTCGCCAACCTCATTGCTCTCGTTGATGCTAAGGATACCCCTTTCACCTCTATGGCGAAAAAGGGCGCTCAACCTGGCAACACCTTATTCCGCTGGCAAGCAGATCGTCTTCCTACCACTTCACTACCTACCCCTGTAGTTGATGGTACTGATGTCGATCCTAATAGCGGTACAACTAATTTCGTTAACGATGGTACGACCCAATATCGTACTGAGTTATCTAACCGCATCCAGATCTTCCGTAAGGCAGTTCGTGTGTCCAAGCTTACCCAAGATGTAGCAAACATCGCTGGTGTTAAGGATGAACTCGCAAACAATGTCTCGAAAGCAATTACGCTTGTTAAGCGTGATATGGAAAAAGCAATGTGTTCCAATCAAGGCGCACAAGTTGACAACGGAACTGTTGGATACCGCACCCGTGGTCTCGACAAGTGGCTCGTAGCCGCTGCTGATGTCGATACTGTGGATCTTCCTGCTGCTGCTGCTGCATTCTGCTTATCTGCTGCTCAAATCAGCACAGTCGGTACTGCTTCTCTTACTGAGACTGTTGTACAAGATGTCTTAACTGGCATCTACAATCAGACTGGTCAATTCAAAGATTACGATGCTATCGTTGGCCCAACTCTTAAACGAGCATTCACCAACTTAGTATTTACCGCTCCTAGCTCTACTGGTGCGTCACAAACCCTCGTACGCACGATGAATCGTGAAGCCGATGCTCCTACATACATCTCGTCTGTCGATGTGTTTGAAGGTGACTTTGGTCGCATTCGTCTCCACCCAAGCTTATTCTTAAAGAATAACTTCTCTGGTTATATCATTCCTTTTGATATGGTCGAAGTTCGCTATGGTGGTAATGTAGCCCAAGTTACTGAGTTGACTGACAATGGTGGTGGCCCTGCTCGTTTGATCGAAGCAGTTGCTGGTCTCTGCGTCTACAACCCATTAGCATTCGGTAAGTTCGACTTCAGCGCCTAATCGGCTCTTGTCTGACATTATCCAAAGTCTGTCGGAAGTAATTCCCTCACATCTGCGAAAACAGGTGGAAAGGGAACTTCTGGCAGGTTGGAGAATGCAGGAAGCGGCGGCTTATACGCAAGCCAAGCAGATGGCTTCCTTTCGCCACGCTAATGCGGCAAAGGCAATCGATGGGGTCGGGGAATTAAAAGCCCAGATCCCCATTTCTGCATTTCACTACTGGGGTCAGCGTCTTGGCTATGAATGCTGGGATGACAAGACATTTATGGATGACTACATAAAGCATAACCCAGAAGTTGCGGTAAAAAACCGCATCAAACGCACTACAGTCAATGGTGCATTATTTACAGGGGATGGTTATTTAATTAAATGAAAACTACGAACTTTTCTACCATTCTTTTTAATTC